CGCGGCGTCGGCGACGGGCAGCCAAGGCGCGGCGTCGGCGACGGGCTACCAAGGCGCGGCGTCGGCGACGGGCAGCCAAGGCGCGGCGTCGGCGACGGGCGAGTATGGCGCGGCGTCGGCGACGGGCGAGTATGGCGCGGCGTCGGCGACGGGCTACCAAGGCGCGGCGTCGGCGACGGGCGAGTATGGCGCGGCGTCGGCGACGGGAACCGGCGGAAAAGCCAAGGGCATCGACGGCTGCGCGTTGTTCCTGGTCGAACGCCTGAATGACTTTGACCCGGAGCACGGCAAAATCATCGCCGTATGGGCCGGTATCGCGGGGCGAGATGGTATCAAGGCTGATACATTTTACACGCTGCGCGATGGTGAACCGGTTGAGGTGGGCGCATGACCGCGACCCCTCATGCAGCGCGCGGCCACGCCAAACTCAGCCCGAGCGCCTCCAAGCGCTGGCTCCGCTGCCCTGGTAGCATCAGGATGCAGCAAGGCATTCCCGACTCCTCATCTCTCTTCGCCGATGAAGGCTCCGGCGCGCACGAGCTCGCGCAGAAGTGCATCGAGACGGGCCTCGACGCCGACACCTACGCCGGCTGGTACGCTAACCTCGACCAGAGCAAGCCGATCGCGTCCAAGCAGTTCGGTGAGCGCTCGATCTACATCGACGACGAGATGGTCGACGGCGTGCAGCAATACGTCGACTTCTGCCGCAAGCTGATGAACGGCGCCGAGTGGCAGGCCGAGCAGTGGCTGAGCCTGACGCATCTCGAATGCGACGGGCTCGACGGCGGAACCGGCGACTTCCTGGCCTACAACGAGATGACGGCCACGCTCGACGTCGTCGACCTCAAATATGGCTATGGCGCCGTCGACCCGCGCGAGAATACGCAGCTCATGCTGTACGCGCTCGGAGCGGTAAAGCGATACCACAACCGCAAGCTCGACAAGGTCCGCTTGACGGTCGTCCAGCCGAGGTCGCGCAGCGGCGCCGAGGCCGTCAAGACCTGGGAGGCCGATCCGCTCGACCTCTTCGAGTTCGAGACGGACATCAAGACCGGCGCTCGCAAGACGGAGGACGCGGCGGCGGCCTTCGACCGCATCTTCGAGGAAGTGCCGGTCGAGAAGCAGCCGAAAGCGGTGGCCGAATGGGAGAAGGCGCATCTCGCCGCCGGCCCTCACTGCACCTTCTGCAAGAGGGAGGGTAGTTGCGAAACCAACGCCGCGTACAAGCTCAGTCTGACCGACGCGGACTTCGACGCATTCGGCGAAGCGACACCAGCTCCAGTCATCCACATGACGCCGGAGCAGATCGGCAAGCGGCTCGCGACCGTAGACCAGGTCGAGCAGTGGTGTCGGGCTGTTCGGGCCTACGCCCATGACGAGGCGATGAACGGCCGTATGCCCGTCGGCTTCAAGCTCGTCGCCAAGCGCGCCACGCGGAAGTGGAGCGACACGTCGATGGCGGCGGACGCGCTCAAGAGCGTGCTCGGTGACAACGCCGCGATCTGGTCGGAGCCGGAGCTGCTGAGCCCGGCGAAGGTCGAGAGCCTCATGCCGGGCAGCAACAAGGAGAAGCGCGCGGCGGCGCTTGCTGCGCTGGAGATCGACGGCGTCAAGGTCGTCGTGAAGGAGTCGTCCGGCACGGTCCTCGCCGCAGAGAGCGACCCGCGTCCCGCAGCCATCATCGGCGGGGATGAATTTGAGGAGGTGAAATGAAAGAGTTCGCAGCCTGCACCCTCATCGCCGTGTTCGCGATTGCGATCGGCACCGGCATCGGCCTCAATCACGCGACGCAGAGCACCGAAAAGCGGCTCGGCACCGCCATCTGCAAGAAGCTGTCCGGCCAGTATGCCAGGCTCGACGGCGACCCGATCTGCATCAATCCCGCAGGCGGCATCCTGAAGTTCTACGACTAGACGGCAGCGCCAGGCCGGGACACTCACGTCCAAATTGTCGCTTTCTGAGCAAACTCCACAGGAGACAAGACCCAATGTCCAACGCAAACCAGTTCGTCACGCTCCCCTCCGGCAATATCAGGTCGGCCAAGGGCAGGATGGCGTATACGCAGAATGTCTTCAGCCCCGCGGCGCAGACGAACGACGACGGCTCGCCGCAGCTCGACAAGAACGGCAAGCCCGTCCGCAAGTATCAGCTCACGCTGGTCTTCCCGAAGGGAACCGACTTCAAGGGCCTCCAGGAGAAGATCGAAGCTACCGCGGTCGCCAAGTGGGGGCCGGACTACAAGAAGAAGATTTCGGGCCTGAAGAAGCCCTTCCTCAAGGTCGAGGACTACCCGAAGATGGGCTTCGACGCCGACGCCTTCGAGTATTTCATCCGGCTGAGCGCGTCCGAGGACCGTGCGCCGGAGGTGCGCCGCGCCGACAAGACCAAGGTGACGAGCGAGCAGGTCAGCGAGGTCTACTCCGGCCGGTGGGCGTTCGCGTCGCTCAACGTCTACGCGACGCACCATCCCCGCGGCGGCCCGCGCATCTCGTGTGGCCTCGGCAACATCCAGCTTCTCGACAACGACGAGCCGGTCGGTGGCGGTGTCCGTGCGTCGGCGGACGAGGAGTTCGAGGCCGTCGAGATCGAGGGGAGCGGCTCGACGGACGAGCTGTTCGACAACGACGATCCGATGGGTTGAGCGCCATGAGCGAGATCGGCCACAACAGCGACGGCGCCGTCCAGGGCGACCAGATCAAGAGCTTCATCGAGCGCATCGAGCGACTCGAAGAGGAGAAGAGGGAGACGGCGACCGACATCAAGGAGGTCTACGCCGAAGCCAAAAGCAACGGTTACGACGTGAAGATCCTCCGGAAGATCGTCGCTCGCCGGCGCCGGGATGCCGATGAGGTCGCCGAGGAAGAGGCCATTTTCGACCTCTACCTGCAGAGCATCGGGATGCTCGACTGATGGGCTGGCTCGTCCTCGTGCTCATCGCGGCCTGCGCCTACTGGATCTGGCTCGACCCCGAATCCTTCTGACAACCACCACGGCGGGCGTTTGCTCGTCCGCCGTGTCTCCTTTTGCGCTCTTGATGGAGGCGACAATGACCCGCGAAAAGCTGCCGGACAGGCGCGAGGCGCTCAATTTCAAGGTGGTGCACCCCGGCACCGAGGACCACCACAAGCCGACCTGGTACGACGTCGCCCTCGGCTTCCCGCCCGGCGGCGCGTCGCCGAAAGAGGTCTTCATCTCCTGCAACAAGCTCACGACCAACCTCGACGTCGCCGGCCGTGACGTCGCGACGCTGATCTCCATCGCGCTGCAGCATGGCGCGGCGGTGGAGGAGCTCGCTGCGGCGATGACCCGCGACGACGTCGGCAAGCCGCAAGGCGCTGCCGGCGCGGTGCTTGACGCTGTTCTTGCGGAGGGCGGTCGATGACCGTCACCCTGCTGCAAGGCGATTGCATCGAGGTCATGCGCGGGCTCGATGCCGAGAGCGTTGATAGCTGCGTCACCGATCCACCTTACCATCTGGCCTCGATCGTGAAGCGTTTCGGCAGTCCAGATTCCGCGCCGGCCAAGAGTAACGGTGCGACAGGCGTGTACGCCCGAGAATCCGAGCGATTCCGCGGGCGCAATTGGGACGCAGGCACGATTGCGTTTCAACCGGAGACGTGGCGAGCCGCTTGGCATGCGCTCAAGCCGGGCGCCTTCTTGCTCGCGTTTAACGCGCCGCGAAATTATCACCGGATGGCGACCGCGATCGAGGCCGCAGGGTTTGAGGTCCAGGACGTCGTCACCTGGTTATTCTCCCAAGGCATGGTCAAGCGCAAGGAGAGGCTCAAGCCGGCCTCCGAGCTGATCTGCATGGCGCGAAAGCCGTTTTCGGGCTCGCTTCACGCCAACGTAAGCACTCATGGCGTAGGTGCGATTTTTGGCGACCCCTGCCGCATCCCGCGAGCGGAGAATGATCGCTTTGAGCATGGCGTCGATGGTACTGAGCCTTCGCGGCCGGCCAAACACGTCTACGGCGAGTTCAAAAGCCGAGGCGCCTACGTCGTCCATCCCGGGGGGCGCTGGCCCTCGAACGTCATCCATGATGGATCAGGAGCAGTCCTAGAGGAACTCGGCGAGCGCGCCCGCTTCTTCTACTGCGCCAAGGCCACCAAGGCCGAGCGTGCTGGCAGCAAGCATCCGACAGTCAAGCCGATCGCGCTCATGCGCTACCTCTGCCGGCTTGTCACGCCGCCGGGCGGCATGGTGCTGGACCCCTTCGCGGGGACTGGCACAACCGGCCAGGCCGCGATCGAGGAAGGCTTCAACGTCACGCTGATCGAGCGCGAGGACGAATACGCCGCCGACATCAGACGTCGCCTCGGGCTGCAGCTCTCCGCAGAGGAGATGCTGGCATGAAGCCCCTTCTCGACCTCGAACCCGCCGACTGCAGATGGCCGATCGGCGACCCCCGGAAGCCTGATTTCGGTTTCTGCGGCGAGCGCCGCCAGCCAGGCAAGTCCTACTGCGCCGGCCATTGCAAGCTCGCCTACATGCCGCGCCGCGGCGGCCCATGGGCGCCTGGCGCGAAGAACTTTAACGGCGAGACCAAGCGTGGCGGCTTCGTGAAGACGGCGGTCGCTGCTGACGGGCCGGCTGCGGACTGCGTCGAGAGCTTCGCGCAGGGCGGTGTTATATGATCGCGGCCCTGTATGTTGAGAAAGACGGCGTGTATTTCGGCATCGAGGGGGTGGATCCGTGGGACGAGGCACGGGACGCGCGGCTCTACGCCGGGCCGTGGCCTGTGGTCGCGCACCCGCCCTGCCAGCGGTGGGGTCGATTCTGGCACGGCAGCACGCGCAAGCCGCATCAGTACCAGCTTGGCGACGACGGCGGCTGTTTCGCCCACGCTCTGTCTGCCGTTCGCCGGTTTGGTGGTGTCCTTGAGCACCCCGCCGACAGCCGGGCGTGGGAGCACTATGGGCTCACGCCGCCCGAACGCTACCGAGGCTGGCAGCGAGCCGACATGCACAACGGATGGACCTGTTACGTCGAGCAGGGCCACTACGGCCATGCTTCCAGGAAACCGACATGGCTTTATGCATCAGGTATTGAGAAGCCTGACCTGATCTGGACGCGCGGCGAGCAGCGTATCCCTCAGTGGATGCTTGACCGATACGGCTACGAAAAAGCCAGGCGCATCGGCGTCGTCGCCATGGTCGGCGGCAAGGACAAGACCCGCATCCGCAACAGCACCCCGGCAGAGTTCCGCGACATTCTCGTCAGCATGGCGCGTACCGCTACGTCGAGCGCCGAGGAGATGCCGGCATGAGCACGCTTCGCATCGACTTCGAGACAAAATCCGCCTGCGACCTCACGAAGACCAACGCCTATATTTATTTCGACTCCGAAACGACCGACATCTGGTGCGCGGCGTGGGCCTTCGACAACGAGGAGCCTGTCCTGTGGTGGCCGGGCGAACCATGTCCCGATCGCGTCCGCTGGCACATCGAAGCCGGCGGCCTTGTGAGCGCCTGGAACAGCGCATTCGAGAGACTTGCCATCCGACAGGTGCTTGGTCCGAAATACGGTTGGCCGGTGCCGAAGCTCGAGCAGTATCGCTGCACCATGACGCAGGCTTACGCCATGGGCCTGCCAGGCAAGCTGGAGCAGGCCGCGCCGGCGCTCAAGCTGCCTATCACGAAGGATGACGTCGGCAAGCGCATCATGCTCCAGCTCTGCAAGCCTCGGAAGGCGCGCAAGGGCGAACGGCCGGACGGTCTCTACTGGCACGACGACCCGGAGAAGATCGCGCGACTCGGCGCCTACTGCATCGTCGACGTGAAGACCGAGCAAGCCATTGCCGCGATCCTGCCGCAGCTCAAGAAATCGGAACTCGAACTCTGGTTCCTGGACCAGCGGATGAATGATCGTGGGACGTTCATCGACGAGAACCTCTGCCTTCAAGCGCAGAAGGTCGTCGCGCAGACGCAAATTCGGCTCGACGCCGAAATGCGCCAGGTCACCGGGATGGCGGTGCGCGGCGTCAGCAATGTCGGCGAACTCACCGCGTTCTGCCGCCAGCATGGCGTCGATGCGACGTCTGTGGCCAAGGACGATCTCGCCGAGCTGCTGATGCGCGACGATCTGAGCCCGGCCGTCCGCCGCGCCCTGGAGATCCGGCAGGAAGGCGCGAAGACCTCCGTCGCCAAGATCGGCAAGCTGCTGGCGTGCCGGCAGGCCGATGGCCGGATGCGCGGCAACCTGCAGTTCCACGGCGCGGGCCCTGGCCGTTGGGCCGGTAGAAATGCGCAGCTACAGAACCTGCCCGTCCCAACTGTCGATGCGCCCATGGACGAGATCGTCAGGGATATCCTTGTCGGCGACTCGAACAGGCTGGAGCTACTCTATGGCCCTGCGCTCAGTGTGGTGGCGGATGCCGTTCGAGGCATGGTAGCGGCGCCGAAGAAGCGCAAGATCCTCGCGGGCGACTTCAGCCAGATCGAATCGCGAAAGACCGCCTGGCTTGGCGGCCAACATGACGTGCTAGAGGCGTTTCGCCGCGCCGACCGCAAGGAAGGTCCCGATATCTACATCGTTACTGCGGCCGGCATTTATCGCGTGCGGATTGATGAGATCACCAAGTCGGACCCGCGCCGCCAGGTCGGCAAGGTAGCCAACCTCTCGCTCGGATTCGGCGGCGGCGCCAACGCGCTGCTCAAGATGGCCAAGAAGTACCGGATGGACCTGCTCGACGCTCGCACGGCTGTTCTCGCCAGTGCGTCGCCGCAGGCCGTAGAGGCAGCCGAGGCGGCATGGGAGGCCCGAGGCAAGGCCACGGGCGTTTCGCACGATCGCTGGACAACGGCGGAGCTCATCAAGATCGCCTGGCGCAAAGCCAACCCGGCCACCGTCGCCATGTGGAAGACGGTCGAGGAAGCTGCGATCAAGGCCGTGAAGGACCCCGGAATTATCGTCACGGCCGGACGGCTGCGCTACCGAAAGGCCGGCTCGTGGCTGCATTGTTGCCTGCCGAGCGGCCGGATCATGGCCTACGCCTTTCCGTCCGTCCGGCAAGAGCCAACGCCGTTTGTCGGCGCGGACGGGGAGACCATTTTCAAAGATAAGCTGCACTTTTGGGCGGTGGACGGAATAAGCAAGAAGTGGATCGAACATGGCGCCTATGGCGGGCTGCTCTTCCAGAATGCCGTTCAAGGTTCGGCGCGGGATGTCATGGCCGACGCCATGAAGCGCGTCGAAGCCGCCGGCTACGAGCCCACGATCACCATTCACGACGAGATCGTCGCCGAAGCCGATGAGGATTTTGGCAGCGTTGAGGAGTTTGGAGCGCTCATGACCGCGAAGGAAAGGTGGCTCGGCGATCTGCCGGTGGCGGCAGAGGCATGGGAGGGACCATGTTACAAAAAATGATCGTCAGCTTAACCGGCGGCCTGGCGGGTCAGGACGGCCCGATCATGCGGTGGGGCTTCACCGCCGACGGCGATTTCACCGTCGAGGTGAAGCGGCCTGCGGCCTACAATTTCGTCGGAAGCGCGCTGACCCCCAAGAGGGTCAGCGACTGGCTTTCCGCAAACCCAATCCCGGATCCTCCGGGGTTCATCGAGCCGCCGACCATAGCGGCAGATGTCGACGACCGCGGTCCTGACGGGCCTCGCGCGAACGGAGAAAACCGCTCCTGAGATCACCCAACACGTCAGCCTGACGTCGGCGCAAAAAGCCGTAGCACTCTGGAAAAACTCACTTCGCCCGGCCACCGCGCCGGGCGCTTTTATTTCTGAGATAGGTGGCGCCCGTACGGAGATTCGAACTCCGGTCTCCACCGTGAGAGGGTGGCGTCCTGACCCCTAGACGATACGGGCGGGAAAATCGTAGCGCGCCAGTCGTAACGCGCCAAAACGGGTGGATACAGTCGTTTTTCTCTTCTATTTCAACCACTTAACTCTCACGGTTTGGGCCGTGAGAGGGCGACAAGAAACATCAAAAAGATACAGTGTCGGCCGGGCGACATCATAAGGCGCTGATTGTGCGAATGAAAATCCGTGTCGCCTGAGTTCCTATGAGAGACAATGCACTACGCAATGCTGCGTTATGTGCAATTTTGTCGCCTTCCGGAGACTGGCGCGTCACCCTTTCGGGCGGCCGAACAGCACCCACTTGATGACGTCGCGGTAGACCCACAGGATGAACGGGACGCCGAGGACGAAGAGCAGCGCCACGACCACGGGCGTGTCGCCGATCGCGCGGAACATCTCTGCGATGGTCATCATGTCATGCCTCCAGGAGGAACTCGACGCTGTGGTGGCCGTAGGTGCTCTCCACGGTCTTGACCGTGTCGCCGATCAGCCGCGCCACCTTGTAGATGCTGACGCCGGCCATGAGCATGTTCGACGCGCGGGAATGGCGCAAGACGTGCGGGTTCGAGTGCGGCATCTCCAGTCGCTCGCAGAGCGCGCGAAACGGCTTGTAGAAGTCGACGCTCTCGCCGAATAGGTAGCCCTTGCGCTCCGCCGCGGCTGCCACGCGATACCGCAAGAGTGCTGCGATCTCGGGATATACTGGCACGATCGGCTTGCGCTTCTTCGTCTGGCGCTCGCCCTTCTTGAGCAGGTTGACGTGGGTCGCCTTCACCTGGTCGACGTGCAGCGTCTCGATGGATTCGCGCCGCGCCCCCCAGGTGTACGCGAACGCGATGAAGTCGCGGAGATCGCCTTCGGCCTCGAAGATGAGCGTGGCGATCTGATACTCGCTCAGGAAGCCGACCTCCTGCTGGACGCGGGGCTCGGCCGGCGCCTCGAAGGTCGGCATGTGCTCGGCCTTGATGCGCTTCCAGCGTCGGGCGTGCTCGGAGGCCGCCTGCAGCACGTTGAGCTCGCGCCGGATGGTGCTGTCGGCGCCTTTGGCCCGCTCGCCCTTGTGGCGCGCTCCGCCGCCGATACGGCCCTCGCGGCGGGCTTCGGCGTAGGCCCGGCAGGCCGGGATGTCGACGGCGCGCAGCAGCCCGCCCGCGAAGAACGCCTTGAGATGGCGGATGGCATTCTCCTGACGGACCGGATCGGCCACGTTCTCTGCGACGGTGACGTGCTCCTTGTAGTAGTCGTCGAGTGCGTTCGCGACCGAGATGTCTTCGCCCCGGCCTTCGACCACGGCTAGGGCTTGCGGGTTCTTCCGCCAGACGGCGTAGCGATCAAGCGCCTCGTCATAGTCCTTTGTACGAAGGCCCAGGCGCCGAGTGCGCTTGGTCGTCGCGTCGTACCAGCAGATTTGATAGACGCCGGCGCGCTGCTGGAGGTAGTGGGGTTCTGCGCGCTTAGGCCGCGGCATTGTCGCCTCCTGTAGCCTCCCGGATCATCGCCACGATCTTCACGGCCAGATCCCAGGGCACCATCATGTTGATGTTGAGCTGCGCCATCCCGTCCTCGAGGAGCGTCGCCCGGAGCGGATGGCTGGCGGAGTTGCGAACGACGCGAGAAGGGAGCAGGTCGGCCGGATCGACACCGAGCGCCTTGGAGATCGCCAGCAGATGCGGGCGACCGGGAAGCGAGAGTCCGCCGGCGTATTTGCTGATACGGTCTCGTGTGACGGGTTTTTCGGAGAACTGAGACGCCCGCCGGGCGAGCTCCGTCTGCGTCCAGCCCTTGTCGGCACGCAGGTTCTCCAGCTTGGTCGCGAATAGTGTCCGTTGCTGCTCGGCCGTCAATTGCGCCGAAGGGTTCTGCGGGTCTGACATGCTATCCTCTATCGCGCTATGGGGGTATCTGCTTGTCGCCTCTCTGCGCTCGCGCTCTTCGATTGTCAAGCGACAATTGTCGCCATGACGGACGGTCAGGGCGCCCATCCGCAGGCGCCCATGCCCTTGGCGTTGTGGGCGTCGACCTGCTTGCGAGTGCCGTCGGTGTCCTTCTTCGACCCGTAGATCGGGCTGAAGATCGTGCAGCCTTCGACCTTAGTCGCGGTCGAACTGGCGCACGCGGCTGTCATCACCGCGATCAAGATGACGCAGCTCAGTGTTCGCACGCTCTTGAGCATCAATCTGCCCTTTCTGGATCTGCACGGTGGTTTCGATCTTGCCCTTCTCGTAGGCGACGTTCGTCTGCCGCCAGTACCAGAGCGCGACGAGCACGACAGCGATGAGGATGAGCCAGACCTTGAGGGGGACGAGCTTGAGGAGCGCGAGAATCGGCATCACAGACCCTCCAGACACAAGGCGCGCTCTTCCTTGCGGCGGCGCGTGAGGCCGGGGAAAACCATGCCGGCGGCCTTGTTCCATTTGAGGAAAGCGTCGCAGCTCGCGCGGGTCTGGCCGGCGTTCTCCAGCCGGGAGACGGACGACTTGCAGTAGGCGCCGACGCCAATATTGTAGGCGAGGCTCACATGCGCAACGTATCGCTTCTCGGGCATGGTCTTGGCCGATGGCGTGCAGCGTTCGACGCCGTTACCGAACTCGTCGGAGCGGGCGATGAGCATCTCGCGGCACTCATTCGCGGTGAAGCTCATGCCCTTCCTGATACCCTTGGTCTCGCCATAACATGCCGTCCAAGGATGTCCCTTGGTGGCCGGATCAGGGTAGGCATTGAGGCGCAGGCCCTCCGACGCGGCGAGCACGGCGAAGGCCGCAGCGGCGATCGTTCCGCCTTTCTTGAGGCGGCTCATGGTGTGGCCGGCCCGTATTCAGCGGCCATGTCCGCATGCAGTGCTTCGCGCTTAGCGTTCTCGGCCTCGATGCGCGGAGCCCAGCACATCCAGCACTGGAACGCGCGCTTCGGGCCGAGGAAATACTCCTCGCAGGACGAGCAACGACCCAGGTAGCGTGTGTCATCGGGCCAGTCGCGCGTGGGCCTCGGCGGAGACGGAGGCGGAGACGGAGGCGGGAACCGCTTCATCACTCACGCACCGACGGCTGGTTGATGATCCTGGCGAGCATCGCGATGATGACAGTGATGCCGCAGAGCACCGCGAAGACACCCCTGCTGACAGGCAGGACGCCGTCGAGCAGTGGCAGCGCGATCTCGAGGCCGGAGAAGACCACGGCGAGCAGCATGAAGCGCATCGACCACGCGCGCTTGACGATGCGCCGCCAGTTCCAGACGAGGGTCATTGGAGCCACCGACGCGCATCAAGAGCCGCGTACTTGTCGAACGCGACCCACAGGCGGTCCCATTGCACCTCGAAGAGGGTGGCGGCCGGAGTTCCAGCGCGGAGGGCCTTCCGCCTGGTTTTGACGCGGAATGTCATCGGGGCTCCTCGACGACGTATTTCACGCCCTTCCAAAGATCGCCCATGCCATCGTCATGACGCGCCGAGCAGCCGGCCAGCGCGAAGCCGGCGAATAAGATGATCGCCCACAGGGGGATAGCGAGGACGACGCCGAACCCGAGGCCTCTGAAGAATTTCATGGCGATCCTCCCTCAAAAAGTCGGCTGCGGGACGAACAGACAAATCTGCTTCTGTGTCGGCGCGACCACCGCGGCGGTCTTCGACCCGCCATAACGGCAGACGTGAAAGCGACCGTCGCGGGAGGGGCGCGTGTCGCGCTCGGCGATGAAAATCCCGTCATGCAGGAGGTAGCCGCCCGGTACGATCTTGGGCTCCGGCTCCTGCGCATCGGCGTCGACGCCCATCGGCCAGCAATCGGTCGATGAGCAGCACTCCCACGGATACCAGGAGTGCGCGAAGGCCGGCGCCACGCTGAGGAAGAGCGCCGTCGCCAAAATTGCCGGATGTCGCCTTTTCATCATTCGACAAATGTCTCACAAGGAGACAAGGCGATCAAGGCTGTTTCTTGGGATCTTCGTCGGTCATCTCACGCACAGCGGCGCCTGCTGCCAGAGCGCGCTGGATCGTCGCGTTGTAAGCTGGCGATCCGGGCGGAATCTTCCGTGTGGCCAGCACCATGGCGAGATCGGGATCGAGAGCTGCGCGCTTCAACAGGTCGTGCGCGCGCCGTCCGTCCTCCGGCGTCAGGCCGGCGCCATAGCGCTTGGCGATAGAGAGCAGGCCCTGGCCTTTCAACATACCGAACTTGGCCAGGAGGATGGCCCCCGTAGCCTTACCCATAGGGGTCTCAAGGTATTTCTCGGCGTTGTTCTGCAGCAGTTTCTCCACTGTGTCGGAGCCGCTGCGAACCCGGATACGCTCGAGGCTCTGCACCTCCAGCGCCTTATGGACCACGCGCAGCGAATTCATCTCCTCCGGCGAGAAGACCTTGGCCAACTGCTGCTCGTGCTCCTGGAAGAGCTTCTGCGTCTTGGCGAAGCTCAGCGGCCCGCGGCTGTCGCCGGCCGGCAGCTTCTCCGTCGCCGTGGTCGTGCTCTTGTCGACCATATAATCGCGGACGGCAGCCTTAAGACCTGCGCGGGCGTCGGCGTCGTTCTTCGTCAGTTCCACCAGTTCGTCGAGCCGGCGGGCTGATTTGTTGGAATCGCTCATGATGGCGGCGACGGCCTTGTCGGGATCCGCGTCGACCACGGCGCCGAGCGCGCCCTTGTTGATGCGGTCCTCGACGTCCTTCTCGCTGCGGCCGGCGGCGCGCTCGGTCTCCTTGAGCTTGGCCTGCGCCTGCTTGATCTGATTGGCGAGCCCGCCCGACACGCGCTCGCCTTTGGCGGCGCGGGCGATCATGCCGTCGACTTCGCCGGCGAAGCCCGGCGCGGCATCGAGCGTGCTACCGTAGTTGTTGCGCCAGGCGCGCAGCTTGTCGGGGCGGATCACGCCCGTCTTGCTGTCGATCACGCCCGAGGTAGCGAGGTCCGACAGGAGGTAGTCGCGCACGGCGGCGTTGCCCTGCTCGCCCGCGGGGGACGTATCCAGCACACGGCGGAGCGCGGCGACCTTCTCCGGCGACGACAGGAACCGGCCGGCGGTCTGAGACGGCGGCGTCTTGCTGCGCGTCGGGTCGCGGTCGATCTCCCTGGTGAATTTCGCCATCTCGTCGCCGGGACCGGGGCGGTACTTCGGCGCGAAATTCTCGCGGTAGTTGGTCGACGCTTCGGGGTTCGCCGCGTCGAGCGCCTCGTTGAGCGGGCGCTGCACCTCGCCGATATTGTCGGCGCGCTGGAGTTCGCCGGCGGCGCGCGCGGTGTTGCGCTCCTCCGACAAGCGCTGGCGCACCTGGCTTCCGCTGCCATAGGTGGCCGGCGGAGCGGTCTGCATGTCCTCGACCAACGCCGGATCGATCGCGCCAGCGCGCATCGACGGCGGGAGTTGCTCGACGCGCTGCGCCACCGCGCCGGCTGCTTCACCGACGGGTGCCGTATTGATCGGGGTGTTCGGGTCGACGGCGTCGTAGAGCCGGTTCTTCTCCGCCCGGTCTGGCAGGTAGGTCTCATCGACCACGGCGCTGTCGAGCCGGCGGCTGGCATTCGTCGCGGCGTCCTTGCTCTGGTACGGCGCGAGCGGCGCGGCGTCCTGCTGGCGGATGGTGTCGACGGCGCCGGAGCGGCCTTCGACGGTATCGACGCGCGCCTGGCGCTCGGCGATCTGCTGCTCGCCCTGCTGGCGCGTGGCGGCACGCAGCCGCTCGGCTTCCGCCGCGGCGGAGGCCTGCAGGCGCGCCGGGTCAGCCCCTTCGGGCGCGACCGTGTCGACGGTATCGCGCACCGCGGCGTTGAGGTTCTGATCGCGCCGGATCATCGGGTTGCGATCTTCCATCGCCAACTGGCGCTCGAGCGCGACCAGCCCCGGATCCTCGGCCATCGCGCCAGGCGTCGGGAGACGATCGCCAAGGACGGGCTCCAGATCGCCGCGATTGCGCGCCATGAATTCGGGCGCCATGTCAGGATTGGTCGCCGACCCCTGGTAAATCTCGCCGGCCATGTCCGCGGAGCGGTTGCTGTACGGCCGCCAGTCATTCGGGTCCAGCGGCACGTCCTTGGCCAGGCCCTTGCCGAACGGTGCGCCGGCCAACGTCTTGACCTGCTGCGCGGTGCCGCGGCCGAAGTTGAGTGCGCCCATCCCGCCAACGCCACCGACGAGGCTCCCGACAACATCAGCGATCGTGCCTGCGACGCCACCGCCCATACCGCGATATTCTTCGGGCGCGCTCTGCGACGCGCCGAGGCCCGCGCCCGCGCCAACGCCGCCGGCGACATCGCGCGTGATGGCCTTGGCCGCGTCGTCGACATAGGGCTTGGCCGCGCTGTCGAACAACTGCGGGAGCTTGTCCTTGGCGACGCTCGTCGCGCGGTCCACGCCGCGCCGCGCGAGGGCCGCGCCGCCGCCGAGCGCGCCGGTCGCGCCGCCGATGCCCTCGAAGAGCATGCGGTCGAGGATCGGGAGCTCCTCGGGCTTGACCGCGCCGCCGAGAGTGTCGGCGAGTTCGCGGACGCCTTTCTTGAGGCCGGTGCTGCCGCCCAACGGTTCGGTCACAGGCGGCGTATCGCCACCGAAGACCTTGTTCTTGGCCCATATCGCAGGGTTCACGACGACGGCCGTCATCGCGTCGACCGGGAAGCCGGCGACGTTCGCAATGCCTTCGCCAACGGCCTGCGCGCCGAAACGCAGGTCCGCGCCCGCACGGTCCATGAGGGACGGCGGCTCCGGGGGCGGCGTCGGCCCCGGCTGCGGGTATGACGACGGCGCCATGGGATCGGCGCCATTCGTTCCGGTAGGGCCGGCGCCCTGGAGGATGCCGGAGATTTCGTCGTCCGTCGCGTCATCCGGCACTTCGATCCGGCGACCTTCGAACTCGATCAGGCGGCCCATTTACTGCGACCTCATGATTCGGCCGTCCTGCCCCCGCACAAACCGTTCGACTGGAGCGGGCTGACCGCTCTGCTGCGGCGAGCCGCCAGGAGCCGGACTCGTCGGCTGGCCGCCCTTGCCGGGATACATCCGCTCGAACTCCTGCTCGAAGATGTTCTGCTGTTCGAGGATCTGCTGGCGAACCGTGCCGAGAACCTGCCGACCGGCGACGGGGTCCATCAGAGCGCCGCCGAGGATCTCCGAGGCGCGGTCGATGTCCTGATTGGACATGCGGCCAGACGGGTCCTTCGCCTTGGCGATGGTATAGGCCAGGTCGACGATCTGCGAGCGCAGGACGTTGGCTTGCACGCCGAGCGCCTGCGCGCGCTGCGCGAACTGCGGGTTAGCCTGCAGCCGGCTCATGGCGCCATCGACGGCTTCCTTGAAACCGGGCACGCTGGCCTCGGCCGCGAGGCCGCCGGGCGAGATGAGCTTCGATGCCGCCTCGACCTGCGCGCGGATGTCGTTGAAGACCGACGCGCTCTTGCCGATGAAGCCGACCGCGGCGGCCGCATCCGGCTGCGCCAGCAGGTTGTCGAGATTGTCGATCGCGGACGACGCGGAGCGCGCGGCCACGCGCCGGTTGAGCAGCGCGCTCTGGTCGCCACTGGCAGGCTTGATCGCATCCGCCGATTGCGCCGTGATCTTGCCGAACGAATCGACCTGACCCTCGACCGGCTGGTTGCCCTGGACGGTGAAGAAGCCGCCGGGACGCGCGAACGCCGGGACGGTCTTGCCGCCAACGGACGCCACGCCGAGCTCTCCGGGGCTCTGTGCGCCAAAGGCGAAATCCTGCTGGCGTTCCTGCGGGATCGTCGGCCAGAGTTCGTTCTGGCGAAGCGCCTTGTTCTGGTCGCTCGACACGACGGCCGGCGCTCCGTAGGCGTCGCTCCGACGCACGACGGTCGGAACGCCGTCGACCATGACGGTCTCTGGCAGGTTCGCCGCGAGTGCCATCTTTGTGGCCTCCTCGCGGTCCTTGAGCATCAGGTTGTTGCCAAGCGCGCGGCGCTGGTGCTCGGGCGTCGAAGTGAACTGACCGAGGCCCGTCAGCGCGGCCGCCGCAACTGGCGAGTCGACGCCGCCAGTGCGCGCGCCCTCCAGCGCCCGCATGCGGCCGAGTGCATTCGGGTCGATTGTTTGCAGCGCCGCCGCCAGGGAGGAAATGCGCGCATTCCGATTGATACCGTCGGCGTCGGTCGTATCGACGTAGGCCTTCCGCATCTCGTTCTCGTCGGCGATCTTCTGCATCTGCTCACGCTTCAGCGCAGGCGTCAGCGTATCGCCAAACAGCTTCGTGCCGAGCGCGCCAAGGACTTTCCCGAGGCTCTGGTCCGTCTGCGCCGGGCCGATTTCCCGGATGCCGACCCGGCGACCGATAATATTGACCATCGGCCCCTCCTCAAGGCGACATCGAGCCAGCGGACGGCGAGAAGCCGTTGCTGAACCAGCTCGACACGGTCGGGCCGATCTTGTTGCCGTAGGCCCCCGCCAGGGAGCCGACGAGACCGCCGAGCCCGCTCAGCATCCCGGCCGGATTGCTCGAATTGGCGCCGGCCTTGTAGATCGGCTTGCGCAGGACGAACTCCTGCAAATCCTGGTCGGCGGGCAGCATGGCGATCTCGCCGCGCGCGAAATTGTTGGTCGTATCGATCTTGCGGGCGCTGTCCTGCGCGCCTTCGCCGGCGGCCGTCCAGCTATCGCCGAAGGAGCCGAGCTTGGCGGCGCGACCAGCGCCGGCCGTGCTGCTGGCCAAGGCCTCGCCCATCTTCTTGGCAAGCTCGCTGGCCACCGCCGGCGAGTCGGAATCGCGCATGGCGACCTCTGCCTGCGGGATGCCTGCGATCTGCTTGCCGAGGAACTCATTGCGGCCGGCCTCGGCGCCGGCGCGCGACTCTTCCATGGCGGGCGCCGTGTAGCCGGAGACGCCACCCTTGAAGGCTTCCTGGTTCTGACCGGTGAACTCCTTCTGCCGGCCGACATACTCATTCAGGATTTTGTTGCGCAGCTTCGCGACAGCGGAGTCCTGCTCCATCTGCTGGATGTTGGCGAAGGCCTGCGTCCGCACGTCGCGGTTTTTGGCGCGGTTCTGCGCCGCCGAGCCGGCGGCGTTGAGCCCGCCGCCGATCGCTGCCATTCCGAGGGAAACTGGATCTATACACAAGGCCGTTACCTCACCACCGAGCCGGACCCGGAGCCAGTGCTGATCGGGGCGAGCGTGCTGTTGATGAGCTTCCTGGAGCCCTGCACCGAGTTCTGTGAAGCACTCGCCGCCGAGATGAAGGGCGTGAGGAACGAGCTGAAGACGTCGGAGAGCGGCTGCGTCGGCGTTGCGGCGCCCTGCTGCGCGAGCGTCGTCGCCTCGCCGGTGGCGGATCGGGCGATGGCATTCGGATCGGCGGCGGCCGAGCTCTGCGCATAGAGGTTGTTCTTGGACTCGCCGACCTTCGCCTTCAGCGAATTGGCGTAGGCCAGCGCATCATTGCCGATGCGCACGCGCTCGTCGCCGGCGCGCTTCTCCAGGTCGGCCAGCGCTTGCGCGCCGACAGACGAACTGAGCACGCCGCGGCCGGCGAGCGACGCGATGAGCTTGTCCTTCGCCTTGGTTAACTGGTCATCGATCTGCGGGTTATAGACGCCGGCGTAGGCGTCGCGCACGCTCCCGAAGTAGTTGTCATCGAAGCCCGTGAAGGCATTGTCGATCTGCGCATTGCCGGTCAGGATATTGCTCTTGCGCTCTGCCTCGGCCTGCAACATCTGCTGGCGCTGCTGTTCCGCGAGTGCATCCTGCTCGGCCTTGGCCTTCTCCGCAGCCGTCTGCTCCGCCATTTGGGCCAGACGCTGCGATTTACCACTTGGCTGGAGGCACATTTCGGCGTTCTCGTCTTCGCGAAATCCGGCGCGGCGAGACCGGGAGAGAACGTCCGCTTGTCGTCAATGTAGCAGATGTCGCCTTATCAGCCAACGCTTTTGAATACAGCGGCTTGGTTGGCCCGTTCCTCGAGCAGGAAGCCTTGGAAGGCGAACCAACGCACCAGGTCGGGGTGCTTCGACCAGGAGAGGCAGGTGAAGCTGGTGGAGGGGAACCGCTTGCGCAGGTCGCCCATGAAGCGCCGTCCGTACAGAACGCTGCGCGCGCCGAGACCGAACCATTGCTCGGATGCAATGAACCACATGATGCGATTGCGCGTGCGTAATGGGTCAGGGTAGTGGCCGAGGACGAATAGCGGCTCTCCACCCTGGCTGACAGTGATCGTCTCGCCGGCCTGCATCTGCGCGCGGATGGCTTTCAGCAGAGACCAGGTCGTGTAGCCCGCCGTATCCATCTCGGCCGCCGTGATCCGTGACGGGCTTTCGAGAATGGCCATCACGTCCTTCAGCGTGGCCGAGCGCGAGCGTAACTTCATCCGGCTCTCGTGGTTTCGTAATGGAAGGCCATGTTCGACAGCGTAGCACGGCCGCCGGACTCGCATGTCAGGCTCATGGCGAATAGAGGGAACTCCCCGACCGTCGCAATGTCCGGCAGTCCGTAGGTCGTCTTTGAAATATTACCGACCTCGATGACTTTGGATTCGTCATTCGGGTCCGGCAGCAGGTCGACATGCCAAGTGCCCGAGCACGCCATATCGAAACCTGTCCACTGCTTGAACGTCGCGATCGACTGCGCGTTGGCAAACGGTAAATCGACCGTGATCGGCGTCTCTCCCGCATCTGGGTAGGTCTGACCTGTACGGCCGCCATAGAGGTATATGGTGTCCTCGTCGCGGGCGTAGAGCCGGCTGCTGACGCGGAGGAAATCCGTCACGGTGAAGCCAGGCTCGTAATACGACCAGGCCGTGATCTTCGCCTTGGGAAAATAGGACAGGACGTAGATACGTTCGCCGATCGCCAGCATGAAGCGACCATCGATCGGCTCAAGCGCACCGACCGCGCGCTGGACGACATCATCGCTCAGGCTGGAGACCCACTCGTGGACGAAGGTGTCGATTGCTGACCCAGCATCATCGACGACAGGCGCGTTGGTCACGTCGCGCGACTGGATCGAGCGGATTCCAGTGATGTCGAGATAGAAGACGTCGATGTTGCCGTAGGCCACGACGGAGCGCGGCGCGAATGTGCCGGTGTTCTCGATCGTCTGCTCGTACGCATTCTGCGTCGCATCGGTGTTGATGCTGTAGGTTCGAATCTGGTTCCGGGAGAAGATAGCCAGTGAGTTCTGGTATGGCGCGATCGCGGTCAACCGCTCGGAGCCTTCCGAATCGCTCGCCAGGTTGATCGAGCCAGTTCCCGTCGCCGTGCCGGAGCCGGTCGCGAAATCGTCGGGATCGTTGAGCTCGGAGTATTGGAGCAGGGAGCCGGCGGTGATGTACTCCCGGCTTTTGTACGTGAATGCGAAGGTTCCGTAACCAGCCGCGCGGCCGGTCGCGACATAGTCGATCCCATCGATCGTCAAGGTAAAACGATCCGCCGCTTCGAACGTCCCGCCGAAGGTGGCCTGGCTCACCTGCGCTACGGGCGCGACATAGGTGACGCCGCCCGCCATGTTGGCCGTCGACGCAGTGACGTCGCCGGTCAGGACCGCAGCGACGACACGGCCATTCGCGGTAGCCCCAAGACTGACAGCCGCCCTTACGGTAACGGCCGCGCCTGCAGCGCTGGCCGTATAGCCATGCGTCGAGGTGAGGTTGTTGATCTGGACGGCCAGCGCATTGGCGGTGGCGCCTGGCGACGAGATGAAGTCAACCGTCGTCGCTGTCAACGCGACGCCGTCGACCGTCGCCGTGATCGTGTTGATGGCGGGGTCCGTCGTCCCGCCGGTGACTGTGATCGTCCCAGTTGCGCGGACCTCTGCGACTTCCGACACGTTCGCCTGGATCGTTGTCACGACCAGCGTCTGGTCATTCGACGAGCCCCCGTCCAGCGTGGCGCTGGAGATCGAGAAGGCCGTGCCAGGTGTGTTGGCCGTAATGTTGATCTTGGGGCCGAAGCTGGTCGCCTCAACGGTCGTTGATGCGTTGATCTTAGAGGCCATGTACTCGGCCAGGATCGTGACGTTTGTGTTGCCGTCAGCGACCGTGTTCCAGTCGGTGACGATCGCTCCGTCGTAGAAATGGTGGATCGCGCCATTATCGTACTCGGCGATGACATAGTGCTTGCGATCGAATGTGCTGTTCGCGAGAACCCGCAGCATGTTGGGGGAACCGGATGCCGCCTGCAGTCGCTGATACTGCACGCCGGACGGCATGCTCGCGGCGAGGTCGGCGGAACCGAACACCCAAATCTGGCCATTGATCTGACCGAGCCCGAAGGTGTTGGCTGGGAGGCTGAAGGTCGAGACGAATTTCTTCATCGACTCAATGTCGCCGCCGCGCGTGATGTGCGCGTTCTTCAGATCCCATAGCGTACCGGGAATGCCGGAGACGCGCGGGCGCCTCCGGTCCATACCGAACTTCCAATCTGAGATCGCCAGATAGCTCACGCTACCTCACCCGCACGATGACGTGCTTGTAATCCGTGGTGCGGTCGCTCGGCAGGCCGAGCCGGATTGGCTCGAAGCTGTTCGCGGCGTTGGCGCGGAGATCGGCCAGGCGGTCAGCCATCTCGGCCTTGAATATCTGCTTGTCCTCTTTCTTCGTGACCGTGGCGGCCGCGGCATCGAGGACGACGAGATAATCATCGATCAGGCAGAGATCGGCGTCGTTCACCAGGCGCGGTGCGACCATCGTCCCGATGAAGTGGATTTCCTGCTCGTTGTCGGCCGGAATCGGCCAGACCTCGATCTGCTCGACCGTGCCGCCGACCACGCGCCGCACGTCCCATTTCAGGACGGGGCTCGAGCGTTCGTCGGCGTTGGAATCCCAGGAGTTGAAATCGTCGAGCGAGATGCCTCGCGTCGCGACGTGCGGCCGGGCGTTCCACCAGATGCGGATCTCGCTGATGCGGTCGAAGTCGAGCGTCGCCGGCAGGTCGTAGTAGCGCTGGCCGGCGGCCAATTCGATCTTGACCGGCTCCTGCTGGAGGTGCGGCCAATCATGCTTGTCGTAGAGGCGGGCGTAGGCTTTGTTGATCTGGTACTTCAGGCGTGGGAGATCGTCGACGCCCACGGCGACGCTTGTCGAGCGTCCAAGCTCATTCCTGAGCATCTGGACCAGTTCGAGCAGGGACGTGCCGCGGGCCATCTTCGTTGACGATTCAGGCGAGAGCGTCGGCTTGCGCCGACGACGCGGCGGAGGCCGCGAAGGCGGCCGCAGCCATGTCGGAGGTCTCCACGGTCTCGCGCGTGCGGCGAGCCTTGCGCGGTGCGGGTTCGCCGCCATTCGCTTCGATCTCGTCGCCGATGGCGGCCTTCGGCGCGCCGAACACGCTGAGAACCGCACGCTCGCCATAGACCGCCTCCAGCCGCTCGCGCTCCTGATCGACGGATCGATCGGTGTTGCCAGTCTCGACGATGTCATCGACATCATGGGCGACGTTGAGCAGCTTGATCTCCGCCGACGTCACGTTGCTCTTGCGAACCTCGTCGAGGGCGTTGCCTTTGAGGCGGACCTTGCAGGAAAACAGCTTCATGCTGTCGAATCTCCGGTTTCAGGGAGGGGTGAGAGCCGGCTACGCGCCGGCTCTCTGGTCAGTATCAACCGCCGTACTGCGCGGCGCCGAGATCGGACGGCGTCGGAAGGAGGGCGATCAGGCCGAAGGCCTTGGAGCCATCGGCGGCCGCATTCGGGTCGTAGGTGCCGCGGACATCGCCGGTCGTGGCGGTGGCCGTGGACGAGACGCCGGCGACGATCGTGCCGGCGGTCGGGGCCGCGCCATCCTGCAGCTCGCGGATGACGAGGCCGGTCTGCGGGAGCAGAACGGGCAGGCCGAGCACGTCGCCGGTGCCGACGGTCGCGCTCGTGATGTTGGCGGACGGGACGACCGAGGTGATCGTCTTGAACGCCTTCTTGCCGGCCAGCGAGGTGCCCGAGGCCGAGGACTCGACCACGGTCTCGCCATAGACGTCGGTGCCGGTGACGGTCAGGACCGCGGTTCCGGTCCAGGCGGCCACGACGTTGCGGGGCACGTCGAAGGTCGCGACGCCGCCGGAGGCGAGAGCCCCGGCGATCGTCATCGCGGTCGCGGCGGTGCCAGACTGCGAAGCGCAGACGCCGTCGGCGTCGGCGGTGATCGGCGCGCCCAGGTTGATGAGAACCGGGGTGAGGATCGACGTGTTGATCCCGTCGCCGAGATTCAGGTCGAGCTCGCCGCTCTCGCCGAGGATGTCGAGCTGCAGCGCCACGTCCGTACCGGCCGGCAGCGTGGTGCTGCCGAGGTAGGTGACGGTGATGCTGGAAGCGCCGAAGGCCAGGGTGAAGTCCGCAGGCGCCGAATAGAGCGTCTGCAGCGCGAACATCTTGTGGGCGGTGCCGCCGAAGAAAGTCCCCGAGTTGGTGTTTGTCGGATACGCCACCGTGAAGGTGCCGTTGTCCGCAACCGCCGAAGCCAGGGTCGTGTTGACGTTCTTGAAGGACATTGTCGTGTGACCTCTCTGTGTTTCAGGTCACGCGAACGCGTACACGCCGCAGCCATTACGGCGGCGAGCGATCATTCCACCGACCCAGGTGTAGGCCGAATAGAAGGTGTACTTGTCCTCGGGACGGGCGGGGGTGTGCTTCTTCTTGTCCTCGCCATCGACGACGAACGGATAGATTTCCGACTCGTCCAGGATGTAGAGGCGCTTGGCGTAGCCGAGATCGTCGAGGGTCGGATCGTAGTAGATCTGGATCCCGTCGAACTCGACGTCACCGACCGACAGGTCTTTCTTGCCGGTCGTGCCCGTCTGCGAATAATCGCTCTTGGCGCGGCGTTCGGCCTTGAACCGATCGATCATATCGGCGCCGGCGAAGCCGACGCTCGGCTTGCCGCCGTAGCGGCGGAGCTGCGGCAGCTCGACGTCCAGCGTGCGGAGAACCGCCTGCGAGGCGCCGGTCGTATCGCCGAGCGTGATCGCCAAGTTGGCCCGGTTGCGCCAGCGCGCGTTGGCCGCCTGGTCGATGCCGCCGACGACGGTGGCCGCAGTCGGATCATCGACTACCCAAGCGGTGACGCCCGGGAACTCGAGCGGACCCTGCGTGCCGTCCAGCCAGAACTTGCGGTTGAGGCCGTAGAGGAAGCCTTCCTCCTGGTCCCGCATCTTGCCGTCGAAGATGTTCCAGAGCGAGATCGCGTCGCGCTTGGAAATGTCCGACTTGTTCTTGCCGGTGGTGGAATCGGTGACGTTGATGCCGTCATGCAGCAGCTCGTGCATCGTCACCTGGGTGCCGATGTGGAACAGCCGATAAGGCGCCGACACGCGCCGGTTCTTGGCCGGCGAGGTGTAGCTGACGGAGTCGTCGTACTCGAAGGATTCGAGCTGCGACACGGTCTCCATGACGACAGCCATCTCGACACGGCCTTTGCCGCCTGGGATGGACTGCTGCTTCTTCATCAGCCGGGAGAGCAGCGGCTTGTCCTGGATGTGCTGATCCAGGGGCGTGCCCTTCTTCATGTAGAAGTCCAGGACGGAATTCTGTACGTTCTGGACCTGTTCGGTGGTGAAAGTGGACATTTACGGGGTCTCGCCTCAAGTCAGCGGGATTCCCAAAGCCAACAGCGCTGCTTCCTGTGACGTGCGCGGCTCGGAAATCGCCTTCGTCGAGGCAGTTCCGGTGATCGGGCGGACTTCACGCGGTCGGGGGGTGAAACGGGCGAAGTCGGCGTCGACCTTCGCCGCGATGCCATTCAGCATCTTGACGACGGCCTCTTTCGACTGCGGAAACCCGTTCTCGTAGACCTCGACCTTGATGAGCTCGCCGAACCGTGACTGCTTCGACTGCCAATCCGGGTCCGTCCGCTTCCGACTTGCTTCCCAATCCGCCGCCGTGGTCTCCGACATCGTCTTCAGCTCGCGAAGCCTGGAGGCTTCCTGCTGAGACTCGCGTTCTTCCCGCTCGCGCGCCGCGGCCTCTTTGGCCCTCGTCGCATCGGCTTCGGATCGAACGAGACGCTTCGCTTCCTCTTCCCCGATGTAGCCAAGGCGCACGCGCTCCTTGATGTCGTCGGGCAGAGTGCGGCCGGTCGTCTGCATCAACTGCTGGACGATCGGGATCAGCTTATCGAGCGCCGCTTCGGGGTTGGCCCCGTTGGCCAGGGCGGCCAACTCGACGGCCTCCGCGACCTGCGTCATCGATATGCGGCTTGTGGCCGCGAACTCCTCGAGCGCCTCGAACTGCTGAGCCTTCGGCCGGATGGCCTCCAACTCGGTACGCAATTCGTGACGGTGCGAGAGGAGCTGCTGCATCCGCTCTTGCGTCTTCGGGCCATACTTCTTCAGCTCTTCGGGGGTGATTTCCCCCAATTCGGCTTTAGGAGCGGCTTCGGCCTCCTCGGCTTTCGCCTCGGCGCCTTCCTGGGTGTCAGCCGGATCGGATGGATCCTGCTCAGAGTCGGGCGAGCTCTCCTTTTCGGTCAGCTTCAGCGCCTCGAAGACGAGGTCCGAAGGCGACTTCTGTGCGCCCTGGTTTGCTTCCGTGGACGAATCGGAGGCGGTGCTTGCGTCCAGATTGGTGTCCGGCGAGATCAGTACGCCGTCCTGCTCGGGTGACGATTCCGACATTCACGTCTCCTTGCGAGCGGAATGTATTCTTCCGCGTCGGGCATATAGTCACAAAAGGAGACAACGACGTCAAGCGTTTCCTGCCGGGAAGGCCGGTTGCGGCCCTGCCTGCCTGCCGGGCTGCTGCGCGGCGTTCTGGCCGCCCTGCTGGCCCTGCGCGTTCGGGTCCGTCGCCGGGTCGCCGGTGCCTGCCTGGACGCCGCCCTTCGCCATCATCGAGTTGAGCGCGGTGATCGACGGGAGGCCCTCGACGAAGGCGTCTTCCGTGTCGATGTCGAGCAGTTCGAGATAGCGCTTGGCGAAGACGGCGGGATTCAGCCCCGGCATCTGGACGATGTACGGCATGCCGCGCTCGAGCTTTGCGAGCTCTGCCGCAGCATTCGGGCGGCCGCTGGAGCCGGCCTTGATTTCCAGCAGCAGATCCTGCGCGATCTCCTCGCGGCTGGTCTGCATGTCAGGCCAGACGGCGCCAGGCCCGACGATCTGCTGGACCGTCTCCTTCGACAGCTCGAGCATCATGAGCTGCCCGGTGCCGGCGGCGATGTCCGACAGCCATTCGTCCAGGTCGTCGACATTCTCGCTGAGCGAGACGGTGCGGCTCTGCTCGGCGATCGTGCTCTCCGTCGCGGTGCCGTCACTGGTTCCGCCAAGATTGGCCTCCTGCGCGCCGGAGACGCGTTGCATGTCCGAGAAGACCTGCTCGACCTCGTAGAGATTCGGGTCGATGTTGGCCTTCTCCAGCCGCTTGATGACGGCGGCCACATCCTCGCCCGCGCCCGTCTTGACCTCGATGACCTCGTGAGCTTTCGCACCCTGGAGTGCGGAGCGATCGGTCTTGTCGAGATGGCCTTTGCGAACGACGTAGTTCGGTGCCGCCGCGATGCAGTGCTCCCGCAGCGCCTCGCGCTTGCGGTTGTACTCGAACTGCAGATGGCGCATCAGCCAGACGTCGGAAGGCGGGTAGATGTCCTTCTCGTTCTCCGTCTCGTTGAAGACCAGGGGGTAGCCGGTGAAGAACCGTTCGATCTTGACGTCGGGTTCCGCCGGCTCCTTGAGGAAGTCGGGATAGCCCTCGCAGATCGTCAGGAACTGGCCGTTGCGCTTGTCCTGCACCTCGATGACGCGAGCCAGCCCCTTGCCGGTCTCATCGCCGGCGCTGCTCTTGGGCCGCTCGCCCTTCTCGTCGTCGCCGCGATCATCGCCCCTGAACTCGGTATAGCTGCCGCAGATGTCTACGCCATAGATGCTCTCGACCTCGTCGGGCGACAGCATGAACTCGTGAAACAGCGCTTGCGCGCCGAACAGCGTCTTTAGGTGCGTGCACTTCTCGTCGGGGTACATGTCCTTCGAGCGCGGCCAGTCGAAGACCGGCCCTTCGCGCACGATGATGGACTCCTTGCCTTGGAGCTGCTGGAGCAGCAGGCGCAGTTCCTCGACGCGCGCGCTGTCATCGCTGGTTTCGCCATCCTCGACCTCGCGGCCGAGCTGCTCCAGCCGCGCGATCTGCGTGGTTGTGTCGTCGATCTGCGCGCCGATCTCCGGCCGCGGCTCCAATTCGCGCTGGAAGACCAGCTTGCACCAGGAGACCGAATTGACCTTCGTGCGCCGAATCGCCGCCTTGACCTGCTGCTTGAAGCCGCCGGACTGCTCGGTGGTGAAATAGTCCCACAACAGCTCCTGCGTCTTGCCCATCCGGTCGATCATGTCGTTCTGCTCGCGAACGGCGGCGATCTCCTGGATCATCGCGACCGCGTTCGGATCGGGCTCCGGCGCCATCGGTGCGCCCGTCACCGGGTCCGTCGGACCGCCGGGCAACGGCATCCCGGTCATCGGATCCATGGGCGGCTGCGGATTCGCGGCCTCCATCGCCGCCTGGAGCGTATCCGAGCGGCCGTCCCAAAGCGTATACATCATGCGCTTCTTGCGCTTGGCGATGGCCTTTGGGTTCTTGGCATAGAGCTGTGCGACGGCCTGGTTGATATGCCGGACGATGATGGGGACGACATAATTGCCGGCCTTGACCCACTCTTCCGTCGCGCCCTCCGCGGCGAGCTGCTGACACTCGTCCATGCGCTTGAACGCCGGCGCCCATTTCTTCCTGGCGCGCTTGGCACGCTTCAGCCACTCCGCGACGAGCGCGGCGCGAGCGGGATCGACCTCGGGCTTGGCGTCGTCCGAACGCTCTTTCGGCGCCATCGCGCCGTAAGCGGCGGGAGCCGGCTTCATGTCCAGGGTGTCGTCTACCATCCCGCCGCCCTCTTGGCTGTCAGCTTCCGGCGCTCGCTTTCGATCTTCGACTGGTTCAACAGCCAGCCGATCGAGCCTGTCGGCGCGTTATTTGTAGCAGATTTGTCGCCTGATTGCGACGGCTTGTATTGTTTCATCAGGCCCATGCCGATATGGGCGAGCCAGTCGACGAAGTCGTCATTCGCGCCGGCCGGGAACTTGAGCAGTTGGCTCTTGGCGTCCTCGAACCACGGTGCCGTGCGCGGGAAGCGCACCTTCTTCATCTGCATGCGGCCCTGGATCGAGCGCGCGCGCAGCGCCTTGTCCTTCGCCGGCGTGACCGCGTCGATCGGAACGTAGACGCGCTCCTCCTCCATCCGCTTTTGCAGGAACGGGCCGAACGACTTCGAGATAAGCTCCGACTCCATCCACCAGTAGGCGGGGTCGTTCGTCCGCATGTTGTGCAGGATTTCCTCGACCGTCCGGTCGGTCTGCATGCGGTCCCAAACGAGGTCCGGCAGGATCCAGATGTTGTCGTATCTGTCGACGCCGACGCAGCCGAGCACGGTGTAGTCTCGGCCCTGCTTGGTCGAAACGGCGTGGTCCGACGCCCCGTAGACCTCGAGCTCCGCACGCGGCGGCAGCTCCTCGATTTCATAGGGCACAATCCATTCACGGTGGAAGAAGTCGCCGTCGATCGCCGACGGGTTGCCCATGACCAGCGCCGAGAATGTGCGGGGCTCGGCCATCCGCCAGGGAACGTAGTGCGCGAGGCTCTTTTCCTCCTCCCACAGCGCCGTTACAGGCTTCGTGCCGAATGCGGCGACGATCTTCGGGTCCGTCTGGACCTTGAGCGTCAGACCGAGGCTCTTCGCCAAGGGCGCGTCGTAGATGACGCCGGGGATATTGAGGTACTGCCAGTCTTCCTTCAGGCCGGCGAAACGCTTGTTGCGCTCCGGGTGATCCTCGTCGCAGAGTCGCCCGATCAGGTCGTCTTGCGACCATCTGGTGTGAATGATGACGATCGCGGTCCTGTTGCCACCGCGAGAATAGGCGACAGAGAAGAACCACGACCAGAGCTTCTCGCGGAATAGATCGCTCTGCGCGTCCTCATCGCCCTTCATCGGGTCGTCGATGAAGAAATAATGCGCGCCGCGGCCGGTGATCGTGCCGCCGATGCCGACGAAGAAAATCTTGCCGCCGCGCGTCGTCGTCATCGACGTTTTCGACTGCGATCCGGTCTCGAGCACGGCTTGCGGGAAGCACTGCTGATACGCCGGCGAGTTCACGATCTTGCGGAACTCTTCGCCGAGTTCCGTCGCACGAGTCTCGTTGTACGTCGCGATGATGAGCTTCGCGCGCGGGTTGCGTCCGATGATCCACGCCAGGCCGTAGGTCGATAGATGCCAGGTTTTGCCGTGCTGTGGCGGAATTGCCACAGCAACGCGCTTCATTTTACCTGACTCTACTTTCTCGACGATATCACAGAGAAGCCGCCCGTGTGCGGTGTCTTTGTACTCCGACAGGTCTGGATTATCTGGCTCGATCTCATCAGGAAGCAGGAGCTTCATAAAGCTGTAGAGGCTCTTCTGCGCGGCCTTCACCGCGATAAGCCGCTTGATGGTGTTGATTTGGGTATCGCTGACGGTGGTCATGACCAAGCCATCTCCGCGAACTGCTCGGGAAATTTGTTCTGCTTGGAGATGTTTTCCGCTGCCGGCAGCACCTGGAGGTTCCATGGGACGTGGCGCCCCGTGAAATTCTCACCCTTCAACGGGAAGATGTGGTCGACGTGGTGGAGGACGCCCTCCTTACTCCGTCGACGGGCTTCCTCATACAGAGCGCGGATCTCCGCCAGATGCGCTTCCGCTAGCCAATGTGGGGTCGCCCTTAGTTTGGTCGCCTTCCGAAGCATCTGGAGCGCCGTGAAGTGCGCGCGATGCTTGCGCTTATACGCCAGATGGCGCGCTCTTACGGCGTCGGCATTCTCTTCGAACCATCGCTGCGCGCCGGCCTTATTCTGCACCTCATTCCGCTCTTTCCACGCCGCCGATGATGCGCGGACCTTTTCCCGGTTCGCGTTTTTGTAAGCGCGCATCCGCAGGATCTGCGCCTCCCGGTCGGCGTGATGCGCCTCAAGCGCTTTCTGGCGGCTGCACTCTGCGCATCCGTAGCTCGCCACCGAACGCCACGTGACGTGGCCTTTCGGGCACGCCTTGCCGGTGAAGTACCGCTTCTCGCCGAGGGCGAGCGCCTCTTCGCGGGTGAAGACCTCGCAGATCATTCGCCGCCTCCGTCCGCCACCATCTCGGGGGTGATGACGTTACGCCCGACCTCGCCGCGCTTCGCGTGGTAGTAGATGACCTTCGCCGACCGGCCAGACAACCAGCCGCCATTGGCGGCGAATGCGTCAGGCGCCGCGAGCGTCTCGTGCTGCTCTACCTTCATCAGGTTTGTGGTCTTAAGCTCGTCAGCGTGCTTGTGGCCGAGATGCGCATAACTGAAACGCGTCCGGCCGTAGATTTCCCGGAACTTACCAGCGAAGACAGAATCAACGTCCGATACGCCTCTCCGGTGGCCATGATGCCAGAAGAGCGAGACATCCCCATGCTCCAGCACGCTATATGTGCCTGGAGTCGTATCGACCGTCACCCGCGGCTCGTCTTCGTAAAGCACGGCAAAGAGTTCGCGCAGCCAGACGCCGGAAACCGGATCGTGATTGGCGTCGGCCATGACGAGATGCACTTCGGCGTGCTTTTCAAGCAGCATCCGAACGATGCGGCGAAGTACGCGGATAGCCACCCGAACCATTTTCGGGTAGCGGCTGTCCGCGTCGAGGACATGCCCGTGCTCCGGCGTCACGCTCTTGAAGGAGTCGTGATGAAGGAAGTCCCCTAGCTGCGCGAGCACCGCGCGCCGTGACGGCGGGGAGCCGGCGATCGCCGCTCCGAACCAGTCTACCAGCAGCTTTTCTCCGATCGCCAGGTCGTAATCACCGCGGCCCGTCTCTTCATTCCACGCCATTGCGCCGAGGTGCGCGTCCGTGATCGTGTACTGGCTGAGCATCGCGCCCATGACATGCACGGGCGCCGCGACGGGCGCCTCCCGCGGCAACTCTTCCTTGAAGGCTTCGAACGCGGCGCGTAGCGCTTCGTACTGCGCCGTGCTGTCGCGATCAGTCTTCACCCATTTCTGGATGACCCGGTCCTCGCCATCGATCAGCGCCGAGACGCCCTTGACCGAATGCCGTGCTGGCAGTTCGAAGACCTCGCCGGGCGCCTTTGTCTGCTTGACCCACGCGCCGTCTGGCGCGCGGCTCGAGATGCTCTTCGCGGCGAAGCCCGGCAGGATCGGCTCGTATCCCATCAGGCCCTGTTCGGCCGCGCGCTTGAGCCTGTTCTGGAGCGCCTGCCGCGAGAGCTTGAGCGCGGACGCCGCTGCGACCTGAGAGCCATGCCGCTCGACAGCCTCGACCGCGGCCCTCAGTTTCTCGTCCGTCAGTGGTGGCGTCGGCATCAGATGTCGAGAGCCTTCTTGGCCCATGCCAGCCCGAAACTGGCCGCGGCGCCGAAGAGGCTGCTGACGACGGCAACGCCTCCCATGATCCGGCTGCGATCGGAGTTGTAGCGCTGGACGCTCGGTTTCATCTCGGAGATGTCGCGCTTGGTTGCCGCTACGTCGTTCTTGAGTTGCCCGACATCGGACATCACAGAGTCCATCTTCGACTGCATGCGCGCCCTGTCGGCCGATGCAGCGACGTGCGTGTCGCTGAGCGCTTCGACCTTTCCGAGCAGCTCCCCGATCTTCAACGACACTTCATGGAGCTGGCCACTGCCTGTCATCGGCCCGCCCACGCGCTCGGATTTGACGGTTCTGGTCGCATGGACGTTGTATCCTTTAGGTGCTGTCTCATCTTCCCATAAGGATACATTCAGGTCAAATTTTCAGAGGGTCGGAAGCGGCTCGCGCTCCGGCCTGTGGTGGCAAGTTGCCATGCCCGCGGGCGACGCCTAGAACTCCTCGGTCTGTCCTGGAGGAACGAACTTGCTGAGAGCTCTCAACTTCGTCGGTATCGTCTCCGCCTGCGGCGGCGTCATCGTCCTTTGCGGGGTGGCGCTCGTCGTCGCCGCCGTGAAGCAGATGTGGCTACTGTTCTAGCCGGGTCTTCAAAACTCGCCCGTCACCGCTTCGACCGCGGCGAGCAGCGCCGCAGGCGTCTCGGCCGCTGCCAGGCGCGGGTCGGCCGGCGCATTCCGCAACTGATCGCCCTTGGCGATGAGCGGCGCCGTATCGAGGCCACGCTGCTGCAGCCATTGCGTCGTCGGTCATGCCGGCGGGGAATTCGACCATGTCGCCGTTCGGAGCCTGGATCCTCTGGACGCTGTTGCTCGCCGAACCGGCCGGCGCCGACAGGATCGCCTTGATCTCATCGTCGGTGGCGTCGGCGGGAACCTGGATGCGCCTGCCCTCGAACTCGATCAAACGATCAGGCCGAGGGGCTGCAGGCGCGGTATTGCCGCGCGGCTTGTCGTAGAATTTCAGAACACCGTGTTTCAGCGCCTCTTCGTCGGGCGCCACGAAGATGGTCTTCGCGCCATCCGGGCCGGTGACCTCGTACTTTCCCAAGCGGGATTTCGAGGGAACGCCGCCCTGAGCAAGGGCCGGCCCGCCTCCAAAAAGCATCTCGCCCGCCTCCTGGAGGGCGGCGGCGTCTCCGTCTTCAGCACTGACATAATGACGAGAGCCATCCGGCCCGGTCAGTTCGTAGAGACCCAGCTTACGGGGCGGCTGGCCGACCGCCGGAAAGGCTTGCGGCTGGGATGCGTTGAGCAGTGGCTGTGACATTCGCTTCTGGTCCTCAGGATCGGCAAATCGAGCCCGAAATTGCCAGGCATGAGCTATCGAAGATCGGCCCCGACACGGCGCTCTGGCTGAAAATGTGCTGCGCGGCCGCCGGCAGGTCCGCTTCGCTCGGAACGTCGACCTCGTAGCGCGAGCCATCCGGTCCCGTAATCTCGAAGCGGGCCATGTCGTCACCTCAGTCCGTACAGCTCATAATCGAGCGTCGAAATGTTCCCATTTGAGAATGCAATCCGAATGTTTGTCACGCGACCGGAAGTAGTCAGAATGCCGACGTTTTCTTGTTGAACAATAAGACCGTTGTAGAACAGTGTCTTACCAACACACGTTGCCCGATAGCTCGTCGCTCCTGGATTTATCTCTAGAGTTGCTTGGGAAAAAGTGCCCCCAGAGGTTACGCCATTGGCAACCGGGATGTACGACCCACTGAACCCGCTATCGTTGTTGCTTGTCCTTCCCGGCGCGCTGGCCGCGGTGCTGATCCCGTAGAGGAACTGCCAAGCGTAATCGGACGAGCCGGCCGGGTAGGTAGAGCCGTTGTCCAGGCTGAACCGCGCAAGCAGTATACCGCCCGTCACGGCCGGGTTGAAGTTCCGCAGGCTCAGGTGGAAAACTCGATACGAGGACGAAAGAGCCAGATCGAGCGCAGCGGTGCTCGTCACAGTGCCGCCCGAGACCTTGTCCACGGCCGCTGGCGATACGGCGGCCCACGACCCACTGGCATGCAGGAACTTGTCATCCGCAGCATCGCCAGCGGCCGGCGCCGGAACGAGCCCCTGCGTACCGCCGGAGCCGGCGTCTCCGCCGAATGCGACGACATCGATGTTCTCTCGCGCCTGCAGCTTCTCGCCGGCCGATAGCGACTGCGCGACGTCCCAGCGGACAGATCCTGTCCCATCACCGACGACATTGGCCGCCTCCAACGCGCTTGCCGCCGCAGCGTCGGCGCTGGCGTCCGCCGCCACCGCGCTTGCCGCACTCGCATCGGCGAAGCCCGAAGCATCGGTGACGTAGCCGCTCGCAGCGGTCGCGAAACCGGAGGCATCGGTGACGTAGCCACTCGCCTCGGACGCTGACGCGGCCGACGCCGAAGCGCTCCCCGACGCGGCCAGGGCAGACGCCGCCGCTTCCGCGGCCGACGCAGCCGCATCCGCAGTGATCGCCGCGAAATCGGCAACCTCTTCCCACGTCGCGGAGTCGACATCGGGCCGGTTTGCGTTGCTCGAAAGGTGCGCCGCCAGCGCACGATAGAACTTGCTGTCGTAGGTGACGCCGTCGCTCAGGACGTAATTCTGGCCGGACGCCCACGGCCCGCGAAGCGTGAAGCCGACCGACAGCGACGGAGACAGCGAGTCCTGCGTGACGATGCCGTTCTTGAGTGCGCCATCGTCGCGCTGGATCTCCGCCAGGTTCGCCAGCGTCTGGTCGAGCGTGACCTTGACCGAGTTGAACTCGTTATCGACCTCATCGGCCGGCAACGGCGCCGTCGGAGTCAGCGCCTGCTGGTCAGCGAAGTTGAACTGGCGGTTGTAGGGGGTCGGCTGCGCCATCGGGGGTCTTTTCGCGATGCGAGCCGGAGGCGAGACGGCAGGATGACGCCAATTGTCGCCTTCAATCTAGCCCCAAAAGGCGACAAAAGCAACAAATCAGGCGGAAGGCGCTCCGACCAACAGCGGCGACGACATCCCCGCCAGAATTTTCGCCAAATCCGGCTTTTTCGTCGCCATATGCGGCTTTTGGAGCGGCTGTTGGGCGATCTGCGGCTGTTGCTGCGCGGCCTGCTGCTGACTCGCCGCAAATTGGCTCAGCGCGGAGGTGAACGCGCTCGCCAGACTCGGCTCTTCGGCCTGCGGGGCCGTAAGCATCTCCGCCGGGACCGACTGACCGACCATCGACGGCGCCGCGGCGCCTCCGGGAGCCGCAGGCCCAACGGCGGGGCCGCCCGCCGCGGCGGGTAGCATCATCGCCTTGGCGCCGCGCGCGCCGGCAGGCTCAATATGCCAATTTTCATGGCTCATCGGGAAATTCAGGCCATACTTGGCGGCGTTTTCATGCGCGTACTGGACAGCCGCCTTGTATTCAGGAGACCCCTTCGGCGCCCCGAAATCCAGGTCGACGGCCTCGCCATGGTTGTGCTTGGACCGTCCAGGGGGCGCGACCCATTTTCGCGCCGCGGCCTCGGAGCCGTATTTGGCCACGGCAGCGGAGTAGAGCTGCGCCTGGCGCTCAGGACTGCGATAGGCGGACCGAATGCCAAGGCGCCCCTTCAACTCGGGCGGCGCGTTCTCAACCAGATTGGCCAGGGCCTCGGCAAAGCTGCTCTGCAGCCCCGTCAGGTCTTCGCGTGTCTTGCCGCCGCGCAAATATGGGATGAGCCGATCAACCATGGCGACATCCTAGCGCAAAAGGCGACAAAAGCGAAGACCCCTGGGCTCGGCGCCTTTCAGCGCGTACTGCCAGGGGCCTTGCTGCGGAAGTCGACCAGAATGCGGGTACATGAACGCTCCCGAGAAGAGGCCCGTTCCGGTCTTGTATGCCCTGACCCTTCGCGCTGGCCAGAGAAGGTACCCTCTTCCCGGTTAAACCTGGTCTTCGGCCACGGGTGGCGCGATCTGCGGGATTTCACGCCAAATGGCGTCTTCGACGGGGACGAGCTCGATGGGCGCCGCGTCCGATTGCTGCGCGGCCTGCGCCTTGCGCGCGTGGTGCGGGTCGTCGAAAACGTTCAACAGGTGGATCGCCAGGGACGCGTTGTAGGCCGAGAAGGTCATTCGCTGCTCCCTTTGTGAAATCGTAGTCGACGCGGCACGCTTAGGGATCGAACCTGCACACCCTTCGCTGTTGCTGTCATGCACCTACCAGGCATTGTCTGGTCACTGGTGGATCCGGCTTCACGGACCTGGGCTAGTGGCCGCGTCGATAGGAGACATTTTGCACGAAAAGCGACATCGGTCAACGCGGGATTTGATGGGAACTTCGAACTGGTAGCTTTGCGCTGATGCAGTCTGGAATGACCGAAAAGCTAAAAACTTTGCAAAAATGCAAATTTTAGCGGGCAGGCTCCGGCGTCCGGAAGCAACGCGCTCCGCCCCCTCCCCCAGGGGTCGGGCTCGGCTTTTCGGGGTCGAGCAAGACGGGTGTCGCCTACCCTAGGCGAAGACTATTCAAGTGGATCAAGGGCTTGTTCATCATCGTCTCTAATAACTGGCGTGATATCGACCGCTTGGGCTGCCCTCTGCGCCTCGAGCTGCTCGACCAGGCGCTCGAGTTCTTGGATCGAACGTTCCGCCAATGGAACGTCTGTTCCATCCGATCGACCGGGTCGTTTCGGGTCCGAAACATAAGCAGCCCTGTCCAGAATCGTCTTCGCGGCGTCCACTCGAGCGCCCGCTGGCGCCTTCTCATCCTGCATCACTTTGTCCAAAACCGTGAGCGCAACGGGTGCCATGTGCTGCAGGCGACGCGTCGTCTCTATGCGGATCGCGGCGGCAATGCGCGGCCGCCTGGCAATGGCGCGCCCTTGCACGTCCGGCTGGGCGTAGCCGGCCAGCTTGGCCGCTTCGTTCGCGTCGCCGAGCCGCACGAAATGCGATACAAACTCATCTTCCCTGTCTGTCATCTCGGGCATGAGATCACGCAAAGCGGGCGGTTTGGTCATGGAAATCTCCTTGTTTCAATGACTTTAGCCGCTTGTCGCTTTTTGTGCAAAATAGCGCTTGACGCGTCTGTCGCCTTCTGTGCATTCTCCAATTGTCGAAAGGGAGACGCCCTGCCGACCACCATAGCAAAATAGGAGATACCGCCCATGAAGATCGAACCCCGCAGGAGGCAGGACCTCCCCAAGCGCATCCGTTCGCAGGCCCGCAAAGCAGCCGCCATGTACGGCAAGCGCGCCTACCTGTTCTCCGGCGCCGCGGGCAAGTGAGGGCGCCATGGTCAAGCCGGACATCCGCTTCTGTGATCTCCCCATCGGTCGGCATTTCGAGTTCAGCAACTCCGAAACGTTCTCTTCCATCTGCAAGAAAACATCGCCGCTTTGCTACACTTGGCAAGACGGCGATGGCCAGGAACTTAATTCCCGCGTCACAAATCCCCTGCATGTGTGGGTGCGCCCTATGCCGACGCCTCTTGGGCCGGGCGTCAAGAACCCGACTTTCAGCCACTTCAACGTCTGTTTCGCTGATGTGTGGGTCGGCGAACGCTTCCTGTATAACGGAAACGTCTGGTGCAAGCGCTCAAGCCGTACCGCAACCGGTATAAGCGAGGGCTTGCCGAAATTGGCTTATTTCCGCGTCAACGACATGTGCAAGCCCGCGATCGGTCTCACGCCATGAGAAAAGCCGAGATAATCGCAATAACCATGGTCGAATGCTGATTTCGCTCACGGCCTAACAAACAACCAACCCGCCAAACCTTCAACGCAACAAGCAACGCGCCCGGCAGGGCCAGCGCGAACGGGAAAGCTCATTCCAATGCGTCAAGCAATCTCAACCAAGTTCCTCGGCCCGACCGACAGCCGCGGCGCCCGCGTCAAGGCGGCCTGCGAGGCCGGATCCTTGACGGCGCCCTGGGATTACAGCCTCGGCATCGAGGCCAACCACGCGCATGCAGCGCGAGATCTGGCCATGAAGCTTGGCTGGGCAGGGCACTGGTACGGCGGGGGGCTGTCCGGCGCAGGCTTCGTCTTCGTCATGGCAGCCAAAGGGATGTCGGATTTCGCCATTTGGAACGACGGCGCCGGCAATCTCGTCGCGAGCAAGGCCGTCTAGCCATGAACCCCGAAACCCTCGCAGGCCTTGCAATCGGCTTCCTGGCGATCCTGTTCGTCGGCGTCATCGCAAACCACGTCGAAGCTGTTCGCGAATATGAAAGGCGCAAGTGATGGCAACGCACACCCCCGGCCCTTGGCGCTACGAGGCTTCAACAAAGACCATCCGCAGCCAGCCCGCGAATTATTGGCTCGCGTCTATGAACAGCTGGGATGGCGCCGTCGACCACGACGCAAATGCACGCATCATTGCTGCTGCGCCGGATCTCATGGCAGCGTGCCGCGCCGTTCTGGATGAGTTCCCCGCGTTTGATAGCAAGCGGATCGAGAGCGTCAAAAACATCTGCCGCGCCGCGATCACCAAAGCCGAGGGCCGGTCATGACCAACTTCCAAGCCACGATCCGCGCCGCTCAGATCTATCTGTTCCTCGGCCGGCACGACAAGGCGCTCGCCTCCCTGCGCCTCGCCCTGCCCGAGGCAAACCGCTTGAGCCCGTCGCACCGCCGCGTCACCCTGCGCGCGATGAACTGGACCCGAGCTGCAGCCAAGGGCATCGGATGATAGCGGCCGCATCCTGCCTCCTTCGCTTCTTGGCAACATCGGCCTTCCTGGCCTGGCTCGCCACCCTGATACTGAGATAAGGCCGCCGCAAGGTGGCCTTATCCTTTTCGCGCCGCCCGCAGAGCCCTCCGTCGCGCCGTAGCGGCCTGCAGGCGGGCAAAGCCGGCATCCTCCTTGGCCTCCCCCATGCGAGCCTGGATATCTCCGCACACGGCCTCCCCTGCCCTTGTGAGACGCCATAGGAACTTGGGCTGCGGTGTCACCAGCCCGTTCCCCTTCGGTATGGACGCGGAGTCCTCATTCTCGGCCCGCTCGACAAGCCCTTTCCTCGCGCAATGCGCCATGACCCACTGCGCCGTCTGTGTCGTCATATTGGCCCGCTTGCCGATGTCGCTATGGGCCAGCCACTCGCCACTCGCCAGCGCCAGCAACGCCCTGTCCCGATCGCTCTCGCCCCATCGGCCTTTCGGCTCTCCCCGAGCGCGCATCTCGGCCCGCTTCGCGATCGACCTGGCGATGACGGCTTTCTTCGCCCGGTTCGCCGGGTGCTTCTCTTTCATCGTCACCTTGCGCGCTTCCATCCGCGCCGCATGACGAGCCGCATCGGCCAGCAGGATCGCCCGCGTCACATCGTCGATCAGGTCATCGCTCACGTCCGCGAACCTCGCCGCTCGGGATTAAAATAAATAGGGCATTTTGCCAGGGATTTCATCTCCGATCCTGTCGGCATTTTCGACACGCAACGTTTACTCGGGACCGGCGGGAGTGAGGTCTCCTCACCCGCCTAGGGTTACGTAGTAAGGGTAATCGGGTGAGACACGTAAAACGTTGAAATCATTGAATATAGTCTCACCCGACACCACGGGTGAGACGAAAAGCCGGGTGAGGAAGGAGATGCGCCCCATAAAACTCTTATTCTTCAATAGCTTGGCTCATCTCACCCGACCCCGGAAATCGGGTGAGAGCCGGGTGAGAGATCGGATTTTCGATCTCGGGTGAGACGCGATTTCGGTACTCATCTATTTTCAGAAATTCATTGTGCGCATTTATCGGGTTTATTCCGTCGCGCACGACGAGGGTGTTGAAGTCGATGAAAACCTGCTCCGCCGGTGACACAACAAAAGCGCCGCCAACCGAATATCGGAGGTGCGATGTCAGGCCATTGCGATCCGGCCACGGCACGACCATCACCTCCTTTGTGTCGACGCTCCAGGCGACCATCATATCTGCGTATCGCATTGCTGCCTCCTTCAGGTCAGTTCGTTGCGCTTGATATGGAACACGATGCCCCCCGGACTTGGCTTCTTCCAGACGCCCAGCTTGCCGTGAGGCGTGTCGGTTCCGCGCTCCCTGCGCTCGGAGATCTGGACGCCCTTGGCTTTGAGCGCGCGCTCGACCGTCCGCGACCAATGGGGCTTGGCGCCGAGCGCACCGAGTTGGAAGGCATCCATGCTCTCCGTTATCTGCGCCAACGGATACCACTCCCCCTCCTCGAAATGAGGGTTCTCGTCGAGCGTCTGCGCGATCAGATTGATGATGTCCAACTCCCCGTCCTCTCCTGTTTTCTGAAGGGTGGCCGGCAGCAGCACGCCCAGGCTCTCTCCCGCCTCCGGCGGGCCAAGGTGCACGCTCTCGCGCCGGAACCACCGCGGCTCGCCATTGTCGATGAAGATGTTCCCCTTGGCCCTGTCGAGCCGCGCATACAGGTGCCGCTGGTTGTCGGGCACGCCATAGAGCTTGGCGTTCTTGGCCGTCATGGTGAAGAGGGTATACGCCAGCCGGACCACTGGCCCTTGGGCGGACGCACCACGCAGCGAGTCCATCGAGCCGATGAACGACTCAGCGTCGGCGTCCGGCGGCTTCTTGGTGTGCGCGGAGACGAAGACGGCGCAGCGCGTCTCGACGGCGATGCGCCTGAAGATGCGCCAGGTCGCCGCCATCTCGGCGTTGTTGTTCTCCTCGCCCTCGTGGAACTCGATGAAGGGATCCGCGATGAAGACGTCGATCCGGTTGCGCTTGATCTGCTCGATGATCTTCGGGACGTTGGCCGTGGTCGCGAGTGTGCCGTCGGGCTTGCGCCTGGCCATGAGCAGCGGGCGCTCGACGCCCGAGTCGTAGAAGAAGCCAGGCTCGCCGTCGAGCAGGGTGTCGGATGTCCTGATGCCGAAATGCTCTCTGACGGCGCCGATGCGCCTGCGCAGCTCGTCGTGGTCGTCCTCCTGGTTCCAGTACCAGACCTTCGCGCGCTTGGGCACGTCGAAGCCGAGGATGTCGGATCGGCCGGCGGATAGCGCGAGGCCTATGCTCGCCGCGAGCTGCGTCTTGCCGGTACCGCCAGGGCTGATGAGCGCGGTGACGAAGGTGCGTGCGAGCAAGGCAGGCACGATCCATTCTCGTGGCGGGATGGCGTGGGGGTCGAAGTCCTCCAGCGGCGTCGGCTTTGGCCATTCGTCGTTTTGAGTTGGATCCGCTTCGGAACCAGTTGCCAGCTCGACATGGTCGAACTCGACATCTGCGCTGCTCGACCCGATCGGGCTGTGTCGGTAGGCCGCGGCGTTATTCACGATGACCTCGAGGCGCTCCGCGCTCCACGGCGGTTCGCATCTCTCGTTCCAGTCGGCCAGCATGACGTCGAGCGCGTCCGATGGCGAAAGCCCGAAGTCCATGACCCTGGCCGCGACGCGATAAGCCGTGTCGTCACCGCCATTGCCCTCCATCGAGAGCTCGGCATGGTTTTTCAGCCACGTCGCCGCTCGTGCGGCCGCGAGTTCCTCGTCGACGCCTTCGAGCGCCGCAGTCGATTCGGCTTTGACCGGCCTTGGCCCCGATACCATCGGCAGGAGCCAGCCGGGCGCCTCCGGCGCGTCACCGGCCGCGCTCACCTCATACCGCTTCCCGTCGATGATGGATCCGGGGCCGACGACGTAGCCGCCATCGCCGCGCACGTCGATACCGTTGCCGAGGGTGGACGCGCTGTTGCGGATGTACGACCCAGCCGCGCATGTCAGATAGATATGATTGCCGCCGCTCGGCGTACTGATGGTTAACGCTGGCGGCAGATCGCTGTTGCGAAGTTCGAGCGATTCTAAAGAGAGTGAGCCGTTCTTGCCATTCTTGTTGTCGATATCGAGGACAAGCAGGCCATCGCCGGTCGCGATGCCGATATTGTAGTCCAGCGGTTCGCCGCTGAAAGCCTCGGACCAGAAGCGGTGCACCCGCTCGGGATCGGACGAGGCCCTGGTAACTCCCCCTTCGACTGCAGGGGTCTTGCCATTTGGCAGCAACGGAAAAACCCGACGGCCTTGCCTTGCCAGGGCGACCGCCTGGCTGCGGAGAGAATCGTCTGCCATGAGGTCTCCTTGTGAGGCGTTTGTCGCCTTCGACGATTGACTATCTAAGCGACAACAGCGTAGCTTGTCTACGTCGATGACGTGATCGACGGGGAGAAGAGCATGAAAGAAGTGACCACACAGCAGGAGGCCGCGGCGCTGGCAGAAGGGCTTTCGGGCTTCCAGGAGCTCGTCGAGCGGCACCTGGCCGAGTCCGGCCTGTCGCAGACGCGGTATTCCGTCGAGGCCTATGGCTCCGTGGATTTCATGCGGCTGCTGCGCGCGGGCCGCAACTTCCGCATGGATACGGTCGCGCGCGTGCTCGGCTACATCTCCCGCACATCTCCTCCGTCGCCCTCCACAATTGACGCTTGACAAGCGACGAAGGCGACAGCTAGATACGAACACGACGACACGAGACGAGGAGGCGACAGGGTGATTGTCAGGAGGGTCGATGCGCCGGGGAGCGGCGCGAAGTGAATACGAAAGAGGCGGCAGAGATGGAGGCTGGGATGGGCAAGGTGCAGATCGACGAAGCGAAGATCACGGATAGCGGCAGGAGGCCGAGCGGCGACTATGCCGCGCTTCAGAAGGTGCTCGACGAGGCGTATCGCCAGTCGGCCGAGGGCAAGGGCAACGCCCGACACGCCAACGACAAGCCCTTCACGGAGCAGCCGATCCTGTCGATCGGCCGCATGGTCGGCCCTGGCTTCGCCGCCGGGCAGGTTATGAAGAAGGCGCAGGAGGCCATCGGCATGGCGGCCCGCGGCGAGACCGAGGCCGCGGCGAACGAATTGCTCGGCGCGATCGTCTACGCCGCGTCGGCCGTGGTGCTGGTGCGGGAGAAGGGCGTCGCGCTGGCGCTCGCCGCGAACGCCGACGTGATATGGGGCCGCGAAGCCGTGGCGGTCGAGGCAGACGCCTCCCGCCTAATCGAGCCAGAGGTGGCGGCTGACGTCGCGCCTCGTGAGTTCAAGATCTGTGACGAGGTGCGGATTCTAACCAGCGACGTGCCCGAGTGGGGCACCGTCCTCAATGTTATCGGCGGTTATGTCCGCGTGCGCTGGCGCGACGCTTCCGGAAACGGCGGCGTGCGGATCTTCCCGAAGGCGAGCCTGGCCCACGTCGACGATTGAGCGCCCAAGAGCGCCTCCTGACAGACCCTGTCGGTCTATAGGACCAATATCCTACAATTGACGAACCCAAAGGGGGATATGCCTATGACGACGCTCGCTCTCGACCTCGGCACGACGACCGGCTTTTGCGTCGGAGACAGGCGTGAGGCGCTCATTTCCGGCACCTGGAACCTGAAGCCGCAGCGCTTCGAGTCCGGCGGCATGCGCTACGTCAAGTTCCGCAAGCAGCTCGACACGCTGCACGCGACCTTCGGGCTGAAACAGATCTGGTTCGAGGAAGTGCGGGCGCACAAGGGCGTCGATAGCGCACACGTCTACGGCGGACTGATGGCGACGCTGCAGGCCTGGAGCGAGGACAATTCCGTTCCGTGCGCCGGCGTACCCGTCGGCGTCATCAAGAAACACGCCACCGGCAAGGGCAACGCGAACAAGGAGGCGATGATGGCCGCTGTTCGCGAGCTAGGCTTCGAGGTGGTCGACGACAACCACGCCGACGCGATCGCGTTGTGGCTGTGCCAGACGGAGGCGTGACATGAGCGGACTCAACACAGCAGGGCTGGTGGCGGAGCTGCGGGAGTGGGCTGACGCGGAGGACAACGGCGGTTGCGTCGAATTTCAGATGCGCACGAGCCCATGCCGCCGCGCAGCCGACGCCCTTACCGCACAGGCCGCAGAGCTGGTTGAGGTGCGGCGTCTATTGGAGCGCGCTCGCACGAGTAGGCGGGAATGGTCTGATGACGCGATTCAGCAGGATGACCGCGCCACCGAAGCCACCCGCTCCCGCGACGAAGCCCTAGCCGCACTCAAAGCAGCTGAAGAGGCGACAGACGAGCGGATCGATACGGCTTGGGCAGACGGCGCCCGTTTCGTTATGAACGAACTGGACAGCCTTATCCCCGATAGCCCGCTCGTTCGGAGCAAGCTTGTCGACATCGATCTGAGGATTGCCCAGCGCTACGCCGATGCCATCGCCAGCCGCAAGAATCGCCGCGCCCGGTCGGTTCTGGAGAACAGCAAATCCCGTCTCGCGGATGCCAACTCAAATCCAGGGACGGAACAGAGGGAGGCGGGACGCAACCCGGCCTACGACGGTCCGATGGGAATTTTCGAAGGTTACGGAGAAGAGCCATGACACAGACCACCCCCTCAACCTCCGCGCAGGGGCCGGTGGCCGATGCCGCCGAGTTCCTTATCGAGCGCCTGAACGACTTCGAAAGCGAGATTGGCGGCGACGCCTTCCGCGAATGGGCTGGCCATGTCCACCCTGCGATGGCGCGCTTGACTATGGCCTTGCGCGCCTCCCCATCCCCTGCCTCGGATGCGTCACCGAGCGGGGTGGATGCGGTGGCCGGTATCTACATCGCCAGCAAGACTACGCACGGCGCCCGTTGGCGGGATCTGCGGGCGTCAGGCGCGCCAATTATCTCGACGTGGATTGACGAGGCCGAGGCGGGCGCTACCAACGACTGGCCTGACCTTTGGCATCGTTGCGTTCGCGAGGCGCGGCAAGCCGCTGTGACAATCGTCTATCGGGAGCCGGGCGAAACCCTCAAGGGAGCCTTCATCGAAATGGGTGCGGCCTTGGCGGCAGGCCGTACCGTATTCGCGGTCGGCTGCGACGAGTTCTCTGTCCGACATCACATGCGCGTCGTTCCGTGCGCCTCGCTTGATGAAGCGCTCGACCTCGCCCGCGCCTCCCTC